TGGTGGAATCACATTCAATGGTCAGAAAATCTGGGATGAAGCTGGTGATGATATCGAAAAGCTTGAAAGTGAAATGATGAGTTCGTATAGTCTTCCTGTAAGCGATATGCTAGGATAATATGGCGCGTAATAGGCATTTCAATCAGTACTCTCCTGTTAAGTCGGAGCAGTCTCTCATTAAAGATTTAGTCATAGAAGCAATTAAAATCTATGGCATAGATGGATATTATCTTCCTAGAACCCATGTAAATTTAGATATGATTTATGGTGAAGATAGCTCTATGATATTTGATGATGCTATTGAGATGGAATTATATGTCAAGAGTTATGACGGCTTTATGGGCCAGCAAGACTTTCTATCTAAATTTGGACTTCAGATTGACGAATCAATCACGTTCGTAGTATCTCAAAAGCGTTTCATAGATTCTATGAAACCTATCGTGTTGAGCGAATACTCATACAATATTCTTACAGACGATCCAGAAGACGGCAGTGGCAATTTATTGACAGAAGAATTATACGATTACTCTAGCATATTAAGACCTAGAGAAGGAGACTTGATCTGGATTCCTATGCTAGGATACATGTATGAAATTGCATTTACAGAAAACATTGAAAACTTCTATCAGCTAGGCGATATATACACATACGAAATTCGTTGCAATAGATTCGAATACTCTAGCGAGAAAATTGATACTGGTGTTGCTTCTATCGATATCGTTGAAGATCAATACAGTTTGTCTACAGCATTTATTGAGAAACTTCTTAATGAAGATGATACGCTACTTCTTCTTGAAGATGAAACATATATTGTTGACGAAGGTAATTCGTTATCGGGTGCTGAGGTTGCTTCTGATAATGAATTGTTATCAAGTAAACTCAGAGAAGGAGATGTTATAGACTTCTCTGAAACTAACCCATTCGCTAAGGGATATTAATTATGATGTTCGGACACGATTTCTACCACTCAGTATTGCGTAAATATGTAATAATGTTTGGCAATATATTCAATGAAATTCAAGTTGAAAGATTTGACAGTTCAGGAAATAAGATTCAGACACTTAACGTGCCTTTAGAATACTCTCCTAAACAAAAATCTATTCAGCGCGTAACTGCTGATCCAACTTTAAATAGAGATATTGCAGCTACACTTCCTAGACTGGGTTTTGAAATGACGGGGCTAACATATGCAGGCGCAAGAAAGTTAAACAGTACTACTAAAATGGTGCGCGGTGTAGACACAGGCGGCAATGACTTCAGCTATGTTTATGCTCCAGTTCCATATGATATGAGTTTTTCGTTGTATGTTTTTGTTAAAAACGCAGAAGATGGAACACAAATTATTGAACAGATACTTCCGTTCTTTACTCCAGATTACACAGTCACAATTAAAGCATTACCAGAATTAAATATCAATTTAGATATTCCTATCGAATTGAATTCTGTTACTACCGATGATGCATATGAAGGTGACTTTGATGCAAGCAGAAGAGTATTAACATGGCAGTTAGATTTTACTGTCAAGGGATATCTATTTGGACCAATCAATAAGCAGAAGTTTATTATCAGTGTAACAGCCCCACTATATGCAGACGTAGATGCGACTCAAGCAGAATCTGCAATTATTTCAACAGGCAACACAGCAGATTTTAGCAATTTTACTTCATTAATTGCTTTACCAGGACCAGTGGTTGATCCATATGTTGCGCCATAATGAAACAAACTGTAGATGATAAATTGAATACGTTTCTAAATATTTTTCCTAGCAACAATAGCGAAACAGTAATTGACGTTGTTGCTACTGAACCAGTAAAAGAAAAATCTAAAGAAGAATCTGATATTGATGATGATTATGAGTACGCACGTAATAATCTGAAAGGACTTATCGAAAGTGGCAAGTCTGCAATGGAGAACATCGTCTTTCTTGCAAAAGAAGGTGAATCTCCTAGAGCATATGAAGTTGTTGGTCAATTGATTAAAACGTTAGCAGACACTAATAAAGATTTATTAGACTTAGGCAAAAAGGCAAGAGAAGCTAAAGGTAAAGATGCTACGCAGCAATCTCAAAATATCGTAACAAACAATTCACTATTTGTAGGAAGTACTGCGGAACTCCAAAAGCTAATAAAAGGAAAGTGATATACTATGATTAAGACCTATCTAGGTAATAAAAATCTGAAAGCAGCTGGAGTAGTTCTAAACTATACAAAAGAACAGATTGAAGAGTATTTAAAATGCGCAGAAGACCCAGTATATTTTATTGAGACTTACTGTAAGATTGTCTCACTTGATCACGGTATTATACCATTCAAACTTTATCCGTGTCAAGTAAATAAAGTAAATATCATTCACAATAATCGCAAAGTTATTTTGATGGAAGGGCGACAGCAAGGCAAGACTACAACATCCGCAGCGTACATACTTTGGTACACACTATTTCAAGAAAGTAAAATTGTTGCTATTCTTGCAAACAAAGCCGCAGCCGCGCGTGGAGTATTACATCGGTATCAATTGATGTATGAGAATCTTCCGATTTGGCTACAGCAAGGTGTTACTACATGGAACAAGGGTGATATTGAATTAGAAAATCGATCAAAAGTATTTACAGCAGCAACATCTATTTCAGGTATTCGTGGTGAATCTGTCAACCTGTTGTATGTTGACGAAACTGCAATTATTCCTAATAATGTAGCCGAGCAGTTCTTTGCTTCCGTTTATCCTACAATTTCTGCTGGTGAAACAACAAAGATTCTATTGAGTTCAACTCCGCTTGGATACAACCATTTCTGGAAGTTCTGGAATGACGCACAAAACGATAGAAACGGATTCGTGCCGTTGTTCATTCCATATTGGGAAATTCCAGGTCGTGATGAAGCATGGGCTACAGAGCAAAGAAGACTCTTAGGAGAATTGAAGTTCACTCAAGAAGTGTTATGTAACTTCTTAGGATCAAGCTTAACTCTAATTGCTTCTGATACTATTGCACAAATGTCAGCAGATGCTCCAATCTATTCTAAAGACGGACTGGATATCTACGAAAAAGCCGAAAAAGACTGCGCATATATAATTATTGCAGACACTGCAAAGGGCGTCGGAGGAGATTACTCAGCATTTCAGATTCTAAATATATCTAAGATGCCGTATGTAATGGTAGGCAAATACAAGAACAATACGATTAGTCCGTTGCTATATCCGTCAGTAATCTACAAAGTCGGCAAAGATTATAATGATGCATATGTGCTGATTGAAGTCAATACTTCGGAACAAGTAGCTGAAATTCTTTACAGCGACTATGAATATGAGAACATTATCTCAGTCAATAGAACACCTAACGGTCAAGTCGTAAATGGTGGATTTGGCGGTGGTAAAACACAGCTTGGAGTTGTTACTGACAAGAAAGTAAAGCGTATTGGATGCTCAAACTTTAAATCTATGGTAGAAGAAAAGAAAATGATTATCCGAGATGCAGATACTATCTCAGAAATTTCTACTTTTATTCAGAGAAAGAACAGCTATTCAGCCGATGAGGGTTACCATGACGATTTAGTTATGCCTCTAGTTTTATTTTCATGGTTGACTACAAATACGTACTTTAAAGAATTAACTAACATAAATATTAGAAAAGAATTGTATGAAGCAAGAATTAAGATGATTGAAGATGAGGTCACACCCTTCGGATTTATAAATACTGGAGAAGAAGAAACTCAGTTCGTTGATGCTTCTGGACAAACATGGACTACCGATGATCGCAAATTCGATTTTTTATAAATAAACAAGAGAATATGAATGTGAATCATCGTGAACAAAAATCTTAAATCAAGGAGAAAAAAATGGCAATTAGTTTAATCTCACCAGGCGTAAAAATTACAGAGTCTCAAATAGTATCGTCAGTTCAGGCTACAGGTACTACTATTGGCGCAACAGCGGGACAATTTAGATGGGGTCCTATGGAGCAGCCTATACTAGTTATTAGCGAAAACGAGTTAGTGAAGCAATTTGGACGACCAAATCTATCAAATAATATTGACTTTATGTCCTCAGCCATCTATCTAGGATATTCGCCAGCATTATATGTTGTAAGAGCAAATGCAACAAGTGCAAATAATGCTACAGCATCTGGAACTGCAACTCTGGTTAAAAATGACGATTTCTATGAAAAGAATTTTGTTACTGGAAGCGAAACTACAGGACCTTGGGTTGCAAAACACCCAGGACTTATGGGAAATTCGTTAAAAGTTTCTACGTGCCCAAGCGCCACTGCTTTTCAAAGTACTTTAACAGGATCATACACCACAACAACTGGCAGTAAAACTGTAGTTGGCGCCAGCAGTACAGCAAACACACAATTGACTGTTGGCGATGCTATTCTTCTTTCAGATGGCACCCAATTGAGAACTTTTTTTGTTGCTTCAACAGTAAACACAACTCATATCACAGTAACCACAGCACCAAACTTTAGCACAACTACAACCACACCAACCCGCAAATGGGAATATGCAAATTCATTTGATGGCGCGCCAGGAACTTCATCGTATGCTGCCAACAGATATGGTTACTACGATGAAATGCACATTGCCGTTATTGATGAAGACGGTTTATTCACCGACGTTGCAGGCACAATTCTTGAAAAGTTCACTAAAGTTTCTAAGGGCAGTGATGCTCGAAAAGCTGGAAATAAAAACAACTTCTATAAAACCATTATCAACGACTCAATGACTGGCTCTAAATATATTCGTTGGGGCAATAAAGACTCGCAAGGAACAAACTGGGAAACTACAGTAGTAAATAAAGCATTTACAACAGTCACTAAACCTATTAACTATAGTTTAAGTGGTGGTATTGACGGAACAGTTACGGACGCATTTAGAATTTCTGCTTTTAATAAATTAGCAAATAAATCGACTGTATCAGCAAGCTTATTATTTACAGGAAGCGCATCAGCAACAGTTGTTAATTCTGTTGTTGCAAACGTTGCTGAAGTTAGAAAAGACCTTGTTGTTTGCTTCTCTCCGGCGTTAGCCGACTGTCAAAGTACTGATCTTGAAGTGACAGCTATTAAAACTTTTGCGGATACAGTAACACCTTCTACATATGCATTTATGGATGCAAATTGGCAATGGATGTATGATGCATACAATATAGACTACTTTTGGATACCAAGTAATCCTGCTACCGCAGGCCGAATGGCTGCAACAGATCAACAAACAGCGCCATGGTTCTCTCCAGCTGGATATGTAAATGGTTCCTTAGGAAGTAAAGTAGAAAAACTAGCATTTAATCCAAATTCAGAAGAACGCGATGAACTGTACAAATATGGTATTAATCCAATCATAAGTGAGACAGGACGTGGATTTTTCTTGTTTGGAGATAAAACATTCACTACTGAAGCAGGATCGTTTAACAGAATTAATGTTCGTAGACTATTCATTACAATTGAAAAGACAATCGGCGATATTGCATCTAATTTATTATTTGGAATCAATGATGATGCTACAAGAACAAGTTTCACTAATACAGTTGAACCATACTTGAGAACTGTTCAGGCAAGAAGAGGTATAATAGAGTTTAAATTTGTTTGTGACGCTACTAACAATAGTGATGCATCTGTTAATAATAATGAATTCACTGCTGATATCTTCATTCGTCCAGTATCTTCAATCAACTTTATTCAATTGAACTTTGTGTCTGTAGGAGGTGCTGCTCAATTCGCCGCACTTGGTTAATCTTAAAGAAACAAAGTAAAGGAGAATAATATGGCAATTTCAACAATTTCAAATCTTGCGACTGCTATAGGTTTGGGCGCCCGTCCAAATCTATTTCAGATAAGTTTTGCATCGACAAATTTTGCACAAGCAGCAGATTCAACATTTTCTCTGCTATGTAAAGCAGCACAATTACCAGGATCATCTATGGGAATTATTGATATTCCTATGATTGGTGGTCGTAGATATAAAATTAACGGCGAAAGAAGTTTTGCTGACTGGACAGTAACAGTCATGAATGATGGCGCATATGCG